AACCATTTGAGTAATTACATAAGGTGTTAGAAGCTGGTCTACGTACAGATTCCCTGTTCCTGATGATGCCGAGCTATTATACTCAAAACTCCAGTCGAATGTCTTAATTGATTTAATGTACTTATTTCTCCAGGTCTTATCCTTAGAGAAGTAGTCTTTCATTAATTCTATTGTTGCAAGTTGTACTGCATCTGGCACGGTTTCCCAGCCAAATTCTCCAACCACTTTATACTGGACATTCTTTGAGAACACTCCATTAAACGTGTCGTTAATTGTTGGAGGCACTAGTCCATTTGCAACATATACTGCGTTATCTAGCAGGTTTGTTCTATTAACTCTTATAGCAAAACCACTCTCTGAAACAACTGGATCATATAGCCAATTGTTTACAGGAGGGTTTACAAGATTATTGACAAGCAATATATCATTAGAATACAACTGATAGATCTTATTTAACTTAGATGAAAGGGGAAGCGTATCTGATTCATCACCGTAAATAACTTGATTATCTGTATATAGATAAAAGTCTTGCCCTGTGTAATCTTCAATTATCTTTCTTGCATATCTTTCTGCAGATTGAAGATCTCCATACGTCTTATAATTTGGATCGCTTGGGTCCGACCCAAAGTTCAAATCGTCTATCTGTTCATTGATAGAGATGTATGGGGTAATAACATTTAAATACGTTGTATGGGTTCCAGTCGATCCAGGGGATACAACATACTCCCAGACAAGCTTTAGCTTTCTAGGATTTGCTGTGTAGGAAAATGGCAAGATTACTTGATATGTTCCAGCATCTGTCTCAACCGCTGTAGCGGTCAATGTGATTAAAATGGTATTAGGATTAACGTTACTAGTTATACTTTGTGTAACATCGTATACTTTTGCTGTAACGCTTCCTGATGGGGATACCAATTCCCCCTGCCAATAGATCTTTGTTCTGACTGGCGAATTGCTGTTTACATATATCTCTGCCATTTTACAAGCTTAGATTAGTTGTAATACTCCTGAACTTCCTTTGGAGTTGCTAATCTGAAGCCCTCCTCCTTATCAAAAATTTCTTGAGCATTTTCTTCTGTCATCGCAATGAAAGGATGCTCTTTTGTGAATGTGAATCCAATAACGTCGTACCTGTAGTTTTCTCTAGTCATTCTAACTAGGACTGTGTTTTCTGGCTGAGCATCTGGATTAAATCTTGGAAGGATTTCTTCTGTATCGGCAAACTCTTCTGCTGCCTCTTCAATATCCTTAACAGTCTTTTGATACACAGACCATGTGACTCCCTCTTCTGCAAGGGCGGCAACGATATCTGCCTTACTCTTAATTCCATCAGTGTCAACTGCAAAGTCCTCTGCAATTTTTCTGAGTTCTGCTACTTTCAATGTCTCAAATGACATATTATCTCCTTTGTTAGGTTCTTTAATTATAGCATTGTTAAATTAAAATGAAAAGCCCCCAAAATTAATTGGGGGCCTTTCGGGGGTTAATTCTTAATTAATTAAGAAGCAACCTTAACGTTCTTTACGACTACCCAAGCATCTGCCTGCTCGATCTGGACGCCAACACGAGTATACATTGTGTACTCAATTGAGTCCTTACGTGGCCAGAAGAATCGGTAAACAGTTACATCACGCTTGACACCAATAACTACGTTATTTGGGAATGACAAGTGGATATCTCCGTGTGATCCTGTTGGAGTTGTGTAATCTCCAGTTTGTGTCTCATTAAGAAGTGGTACTTCAACAATCGGAATACCGAATGCGAATGGTGCCACATATCCTGCTGGTCCACCTAGAGGTGCGACTCCGCCACGGATTACGCTTGATGCGATGTCCTGTGGGATAGTCTGGTTTGTTCCAATGCTGTTAGCATATAGGAAATCCTGAATCAAGTTTGATCCAGCAAGGAAGCGAAGGTCTCCACGACGTTGCTTGTACTTACGTGGCATAGCCTTAAGCGCCTTGTTGAATACTTCACGAGATACTGCGGCTCCAGCTGCGTCTACGACACGACCTGATGCCTTTGCCTTCTTTACAACACCATCAAATGACTTGTATAGTGCATCTGTGGTTAGAGCTGTATTTCCATTGAGGATTACATCTTCAATGTCATTACCTGCTTGTGTCGCCATCAAACGTGCAATGTGATCTTCAAGATCTGCACCTTCGATGTTATCTTCTAGTGACTCTGTTGAGAGCTCCCAGTCCATGCGTAGTTTCTTTGTTGTTAGAGAAATTTTTGAGAAAGTAACAGCGTTATTTGCTGCTGTGTCGTCACCTTCGGTTGCAAGCTTCATAAGCTTCTCACCAACGGACATACGATCAATCTCGGCTGTGTCTGACTTCATACGTACTGTACGTGCGACCTTACCAATTACGGTTGCGTCGAACATATAGTCAAGGAATCGAGCAGACTGTTCTGGGTTAAGAAGACCACCGTTGCCAGCTTCGCTAGCTCTGTGTACTCCTGTGCCCCCAGTTGTTGAAGCGAATGTGCCAGTGGCAGTTGTGCCAGCTGCAATTGCTTTTTCTAATGTTTCATTGCTCATTTATTTTATACCTACCTTAGTTAAATATTTCATTCACGGAACCGAGGAAAGAACCGTTCCACTTTGATTTTTTGATTGTTACTTCCTCTGATCGGCCAAGATCAGAAGACTTCTTAATTGCAGTCTCGGATTCTACTGCATCGACACGCTTTTGTACACTATCAATCGTGTTCTTGATATCATTTACAGCGCTTGAAAGTGCTGTGTGTTGTTCTGCCAACTCTGAGATGCGAACATCTACGCTCTTGCTAAAGGTTTCAACAGTTTCTTTAATTGCTGTAACCTGTGATGCATTTGCTTCTGATGCTTTGCCTAGAGTTTCTGAGAAAAAGCCTTTTAGATCGCCTAACATCTTCGCAAAATCAGGTTCATCAACCTTATCTTCTGATACTTCGGCTGCTTTTTCCAGAGTTTCGGCAGGAACGTCTTCTGACACTGCATCTTCTGCAGGAGTCTCAGCTGGTGCATCTTCTGCAACAACTGCTGTCTCTTCAACGGCTGTCTCTGCTGGTGCAACTTCTGCTACTGCTTCTACTGCAACATCTTCAACAACTACGTTTTCTGTGTTTTCTGACATTTCATTACCTCCTTCTGCGTTTGCCTGTTTTGCAATTTTTTGTGTTTCAGGCAACGTAAATCTTGATTGCTTATGTGCATCAAGAATCTTATCTATCTCTTTTGCTTTGTTAACATCTGAACTCTCAACCCAACCAATTAGTGTTGTTGGCTTGCCAGATACTGGCGAGTCATATGTTTTATCTGTTGAGATAAAAACAGAATCACTGTCTTCACAGTAAAATATATTTTCGGTTACAACTCCAACAGCAATACCTTTTGCTATAAGTTGTCCGTTTACTTTCTGTATAGAAAGAATGTTGCATAATTCATTTGCTGGTGAATCAACAACTGAAAGTTCGATTAGATCGTATCCCTTGATAAAGCGAACAGATTTACCTGTAGCCTTATTAACTTCGTTATCTGATTCTGAAATCTTTCCGCCGATTGAAAATCCTTGCAATGTTCCGTCTAAAATCTTTTCCCAGGTGTCCTGAGCGCCCTTTGAAATGTATGCATCTACATAAACTCCGTTATAAAATTCTTTTGACTTTGGGTCATAAAAAGTTTCTGGCTTAAAGGAAACCATTTTGCCAACTGCGTTTGATCCATGCATCTCACGGATGTTACCTCTAAAGCTTTCGAATGCCTTTAGGCTTGCCTCTGCTGTTACGACATCTCCTGTTTTATCTACGTTATCATAGTGTTATACAATATAAAGCAAATAACAGTTGAGTAGACTTAGTCAACCTGACTTCCGTCGCCTTTTGCATTTCTGCCTTCTCCAGATATATCGGGGGAAGCGGCAGATCTTTCAGAATCTCTGGCTCGGGTTTTTCCTGCTGTGGCTCTTTGGTCGGCAGCCTGCTGTGGCTTTAATTCAACCATATCGTCTCCGCCGTCTAAAGGAATCATACCCTTTCTAATTCTAACTTCATTAGGGGTAATTACCTGCATTCTTAAATATCTTTCATCGATTTTAGACTGGGTGTCTTCGTCGGTTAGAGTTAATTCATTAAATTTAAGAGATAGGGCATCTGTTTTTTCATCAAATATTAGATTAATCTTTTTCTCTAAAATCATTTGAGCTGGTCTGCATACTTGCTCTTTAAATGTTTTATCGGCATCTCTTGCTACCGCTAAATTAACTCCTTCTGGAGTTCCGATTTTATTAATTGGGACTCTATGGGCCAATAGGATTTCGTCTCTATTTGATTTACGGTATTTCTCAAATGAGCCTTCTTGATTACCCGCCTCAATTGGTTCCATTTTAAATTCAACCTTTGAGTCTGCGCTGTCGGCTGGTAGGGGAACATAAAGCGATCTATGGTTCTTACCCTTTAATCCGACCTGGAAAAACTCAAGTAATTTACGCTCTGACTCTGGAGAAAGCTTTGCTCCCTTAACAGTAATAATATATCGTGGGACTGCTTTGTTCTCAAAGTAATCTAGGTTATATCTTCCAGACAACTCGTTACCCGCAAGTGCAACCTGAGCTGCAACAATATCTGGGGTTCCGTAATAGTTGTTCATCGGGGTATACTTCTTTAAATGAATAATTTCGTTTGGACGGTCTTCTTGTCCTGCAATTGGATTCTCTGTTTGTGTATCTCCGAAGTTATTAAAGAACACAGCCTTGCCATAAAGTAGTTGAACAAACCCATCTCTTAGTCTACGAACACGCATTGTCTTTGCTGGGATATGCCCAATGTATCCAATGTTTCCGCCAACTGTTCTGCCAACTTCGATATATCCATTACCTGTTGCTTCTAAGTCTGTGTATACCTTGATCAATGTCTGTGTAAATGTGTCTTCATCGTTTGTTGAATCTAGCCAGGCGTGTAGATCTTGACGCAATTTGTTAAGTTTTCTACGGGCTCTTTCAAGCTGCTTGTCATCTGTGATTGAATCAAACGCATCATTTGTTTTCTTTGTCTCTACAAAGTCATAGCCTAGGCCGACAATGTTTGCCACTTTTGCATTAATTGCTGCATAGTTGTATGTTGAAATTTCATATACCTTTGATAGGTATTCTAAATTGTATGGTGGCTCTATGAGGTCAAACATAGCATATCCACTAATTGCTTGTGCAAGTAGATTTTGCTGTGTGCCTGTTTCTTCAACGCCTGTAAATGCTTTTGAGAACTCTCTATTTATTCTACGCTTAAATGCGGAACCTAGTCCTCTTACCTTTTTTAAATCTTCAAGTCCCATTGAGAATGGATCATTTGAGCTTTTCTCATCTTTTTTAAATGAGAACCAATCTGCTGTATTAGATATATCTACAATATTCTCTGAGTTATCTTCATTAAGAAATTCTACGGTCATCTTAGTCCACCCAACTTTTTCATTTCGTCTTTATAGTTTCCAATGTCCAGAGGGTCTGGAACTAGTCCCCATTTAAGTCTTGATTCTTGCTCTTGAAATTCTTCGTCTGTAATTTTGCGTCTTGCTGAAAGAAATTTAGGCCCGCCCTCATATATGCCAAATGAGCGAACTTCTCTAGCCAAAGCATCGATTCTGGATCTATTTCCTTTTTTGGACGTGACTGAAAGAAAGTTCCCATCGTCATCCCCAATCCATCTGCCATCTGGCATTTCCCAGACGTAGATTCCTAGTGTGCTTTCTTCTTCAAGTACGTTGTACTTAGGGTTATTCATATCCATAGACATAAATCATACCATTATTCTGTGTTAAAGTCCAGAGATTGTACGCTGGATGGACAAAATTAAATACTTACTGACTCTGGCTCTACCACTGTGATGAAAAAAGGAGTAGAACTGTCACCGAGAGATGACTCTGAAATGCTGAAAGATGTATCCGATATTAGATTAATTGTATTTCCTGTATATAGCAAGTGATGGTTTAATATACTATTTACAGATAGGGCGTTTTCGTATATAGCCACATTATTATACATATGGCCTAGCCCTGACTTAGAGTCATTCTGGTTCTGATTAAATTTAATACTTGTAGCCGCCGCCGTAAAATTGATCACAATATGATGCGGGTTATTGACTGAAAGGAAGTCCCAGACATTTGTCTCAGATGTCCTATTTATACCATTTACATATATTGAAGATATTCCAGTCTTTGTAATGGCTCCTGCCGAGTTCCACTCATATATTTGAGATGCCCCAGAAACTAGAACATTTTGATCATACTGAGGGGTAAATATAAGCTCAACAGATCTAGCGCTTGGGATGCTGTTTAAAGAGAACCCGTGGCCATTATACATAATTAAACCGTTGTTTCGATTGTAAGACAAGGTTTTGCTATTTACTTTAGGCAATGCATAATCATAAGAGGAAGATGCATAATATCCAGAGTTGTCGCTGTAGAAATTCTTTGAATTATAGAATGCAATATCTAAAGAATTTAAAATAGGAAGATATCTAGAAGAGTCGTCTGATGACAACGTTACTCTTAAATAAAGAATGTCTGAAATTTGATTATCGTTTTTATTAAAATAAGGTAGTGGTGACCCATTTACACATGTTTGCCATGTGACATTATTTATACTTGCTTCTACCAAAATACCCTTTACATCATTTTCCCAGTGTATCTGTGAAGTTGTAATTCCTAAATAATTTGGAACAATAAAATGATCGGTAAATGAAAAAGATTTAGCTCCCGTTGATTCTGGTATATATACATAAGATTGATCGCTTGATAAATACTCTGCACTTATATTTAATTCTTCCCACAATTTTGATACTGGGTAGGTATATGAAAATCTACGCTGCATAGATTCGGTATTCATGCTAAACAAGTATCCTGCATCTATTGATACAATTTGAGATATATTTACTTCTTTAATTCCTTCATTGTAATGATTTAGTATCTGCGTATTTGATAATGCATATCTATAAAATGCTACTGAATCTATTACAAGTCTGCCTGTGCATGGACCAGTTTTAAATGTAGCCAGCTCGTTAGAGAATTGATATGAAGTCAAAGACAAGGTATCTACAATAGATCCGTTTACATATAGAGATAATAGGTTGCTTTGAAATATACCTACAACGTGTATTGCTTGAGCATTTGATACAGTATGCTCTACTTTATTTGTACCAACCTTAAATATGATATTTCCATTTTCATAGAATATACCCGTATTAATTGAAGGATCTCCAACAATAGTTGCGCTTACATTGTTTGCAGGTAATGCACACCATGCCTCTATAGAGAATGAATTATCTTTATAGTATTTAGTTGCTATACCTTTTGGCTCATAGTATATCTCTGTAATACTAGATACTTCTGTTCCTCTGATTCCGCCCGATACCAATGGCATTAATTCTTTTATAGATGCATTAGATGCGAAGCCGTTATTAAGGCTTCCTGAGTAGTCATAAACTGGCATTCCATTTATATCTGCATATGTCAATCCACTATCAAGCAAAGCCTGATAAGTAGGGTATTGAGATAGTAGTGCTACATAATCATCAATTGACCCAGACTGAACTTCATCAAGTAAATAGAATGAGTTTGGAAAGTCATTTAGAACTGTATTTTTATATGACAATTTTACCCCTTAGCCATTTTGCTCTAAGGCTGTCACTTTTGCAGATAGCTCTTGCACCGCTTTAATTAATGGAGCAATTAACTCTTCATATCTTAACATCTGAGAAGATGTTAAGTCTGATGGGTCTGCTAAAACAAAAGTAGCATAGTCTTTAGAAGTATGCAAATCAATTGCTTCTTTTACTTCTTGAGAAATTAAACCGTAGTGATATCTAACTCCTGAAGTTATATTTGTAAAAACAGGTTTACCGTTTTCATCAAATACTTTTTCTCCATTTTCATCAAGTACTGGTTCTGAGTTTCCAACTTTATGTCGGTAAGAAACTGGTCTTAAATCATTTATAAAATTTAATCCTAGGTCTGAATCTTCTATATCTTTCTTATCTCTCATATCGGATGTGCTGATAGTAGCTGTTGAAGCATATAACTGAGACCATCTATAAGATGTATTTCCTAGTTTATTTGTTCCATTTCCAAACGGATATAGGTCTGATGTTGAACCAACCCCCCATCCGTAAGAAGTGTTGCTTGTAAATTCAATTCCAGTATTAAATCTTACACCTGGACTAGATCCACTAAATGTAACTGCACTACTTGGATCAAAACTTGTTCCGTTTGTTCCAGCTGGTCCTTGTGGGCCTTGTGGGCCAGTTGGTCCCTGTGGGCCTGTAGGACCCGCTACCGTGCTTGCTGCACCTGTAGCGCCTGTAGCGCCTGTTGGGCCCTGGGGCCCTGTTGCTCCAGTCGGTCCTTGTGGACCTGTTAGGCCCGTATTACCTTGATTTCCTTGTGGTCCTTGTGGACCTGTCAATCCTATTTCTCCAACCAAAATAAAATCCCATATACTTCCGCTTCCACTTCCGCTTATTCTGTCTACAGAAATTTGAATGTAGCCATCTTGTGCTACATCTATAATAGTTCCTTCATTCCATATTGAAGTTGAAGAATTAAATCTTACTCTTGCTCTTTGCCCTACTGCGTAGGCTCCTGAGTTTGACACGTTCCAAGTTTTGGTTCCTGTTGCAATTGTTTGAAAAGTAGAAGATGTTACTCCAGAAAACCCTCTTCCATTAGATCCAGTATTACCTGTTGGTCCCTGCGCTCCCGCTACTCCCTGTGGTCCTTGTGCACCTGTGGGTCCCGCTGGGCCTGTTGCTCCCGCTGGGCCTTGTGGGCCTGCAACTGTGCTGTCTGCACCCGCTGGGCCTTGTGGTCCTGTGGGTCCCGCTGGGCCTTGTGGGCCTTGTGAACCTTGTGGACCTTGTGGGCCTGCAACTGTGCTGTCTGCACCCGCATTACCCTGTGGTCCTTGTGCACCTTGTGGACCTTGTGGGCCAACTATCTGTCCTGCAGAAGACCAAGATGTTCCACCCCAAATATACAAGTCTCCGTCAG